AAATGGACACACAACGAGTTTAATATTTTCATATTGGGTGTTTTGACACACCCTCCCCTTGTAGGCGGCAGTATTGCCTTGGCTGCCGGTGTCCCTGCTTTTACGGGTGCCGTCGGCATGAATGTGCTTGCTGCCGTTATCGGACAGGCTGCCCCTGCCGGCAGTCTGCGCGCGGGTGTCTATACGGAGATCTGGACTGGCGAGTTGGTGAAGCACCTCCGCCGTGGCCTGGAGGCGACATGGCTTGAGGGAATTCCTGACAGTTCGAGTATCGTTAACAACGACGTGATTCACCTTGTAGAGGTAGGTGTTGACCCCGATGTATTGATCAACAACACGACCTATCCTATCCCTCTCCAGGCATTGGACGACAAGGACATCGCCGTCAAGCTGGACAAGTTCCAGACGAAGGTGACACCGGTGACCGACGACGAGCTGTATGCCTTGAGTTACGACAAGATGTCACGTGTGAAAGAGAGTCATGGCAATGCCATCAACGACTCGAAGTTTGCGAAGTCTGCCCACGCCCTGTGTGCGAAGGAAGACAGTGCTGCCACGCCTGTGCTGAAGACCACTGGCAAGCGCGATCCTGTGACGGGTCGTTTGAAGATGACAGCGACCGACCTGCTGAACCTGAAGCGTGCGCTTGACAAGCTGAAAATTCCCACGCAGGGACGTCGCTTAGTTCTTTGCAGCGATCATGCGAACGACCTGCTGGAAGTATCCCAGGTATTCAAGGAACAGTACAACATCAACCGCAATGACGGCACGGTTGGCAGGCTGTACGGCTTTGACATCTATGAGTTTGCGAACAACCCGCTGTACACCACTGCCGGCAAGAAAAAGGACGTCGGTGCCAGTGCTGCGACCGGTGAGTTCCAGTGCTCTTTCGCCTTCCATGTACCTCGTGTCTTCAAGGCTACGGGTTCCACGAAGATGTACTACAGTGAGGCATCGACGGACCCTCAGAACCAGCGTTCACTCATCAACTTCCGCCACTACTTCATCTGTATGCCGAAAAAGGCAGATGCCGGTGCGGTGATGATGAGCGGCTACAAGGACCCCAGCCTTCCTGAGGGATGAAGTAAACCATAAAACAGATAACAAGCGTATGAAACTGAAAGTGATAAGTGCGTTTCGTGACAAGTATGATCACGTGACATCATACGATCCGGACAGCATTCTGGAGGTAAAGGACGAAGAGCGCGCCCGGTCGCTTATAGAGCGTGGGCTGTGCAAGGAGTTTAAGGGTAAGTCGGCTGCCGGTTATATCCTCGGCAAGGAGGAAGGCGGCGAGGCTGTGAAATCAGGCCAACCGGACGTAACGGCCTGTGGTGGTGACAAACCGGTTGAAAGATTAAACCCTGAAGACGATGAGTAAGCCGATGAAGTATCTTGTAATCCACTGCACCGCCACGCCGGAAGGCCGTGAGGTAAGTTCTGCGGAGATACGCCACTGGCACACCGCCCCGGTAAGCAAGGGAGGTCGTGGCTGGAAGCAGGTGGGTTATACGGATATGGTGCACCTCGACGGCCGCGTGGAACGTCTGGTGAAGAATAACGAGGACGCTCAGGTGGACCCCTGGGAAGTAACGAACGGTGCGGCGGGCTACAACAGTGTGAGCCGTCACGTGGTGTATGTTGGCGGGTGTGACAAGTTTATGAAGCCCAAGGACACCCGTACTGCAGCGCAGCGTGAGGCGTTGAAACGCTATGTGCAGGACTTCCACCGCCGTTTCCCCCATGTGCGCATTGTGGGGCACCACGACCTGAATCCGGGCAAGGCGTGCCCTTCGTTTGACGTCAGCAAGTGGCTGCGCGAGACAGGAGTTCATAATTCATAATTCATAATTTACAATTCACAATATACAAGCAATGGCAGACACGATATTACAGATTCTGCAATGGGCAATCCCGTCTGGCGGTATCGGTGCCGCCATTGCGTGGATTGCGAACCGCAAGGCGCGGGAGGCCAAGACCGCCAAGGAGGTGCACGACACCTACAAGACGATGTACGAGGACATCTCGACGCTGCTGGTTGAAACACAGAAGAAATATGAAGAGACCAAAGAACAGATTGAGGCTCTGGGAGTCGAGAACAGCCGGACACGGCGTGCGCTCAACCGCCTCTCCCGCGCCATCGAGGCTATTCAGGTTTGCCCTCTTCGCGCTAATTGTCCTGTCAGCGGCGAGCTGTCGCTCGACGAAGAGGCTGACGAGGGAAAGTCAAGTCGTGCGAAGCACTCTCGAGGCAAGGGACAGCGAGGCGGTGAGCATCACCGAAACGAGCCAGATGCCCGTGAAGGTGCCGATGTCGACGGTAAGCCTGACCCTGAACCTGGACAGTCTTCGCCTGTTGCCCCAAGGGGCGGTCTACACGGCGAGGAAAGGTCAGGCGAGCGTGAAGGTGAGCCACAAGTCGCCGACGGCTGATGAGCCGGAACGGATAGTGATTGAAGCCGGTTGTGACAGTCTGGAACTGGTGTGTGCCAGATATGCCAAGACCATCAGCACGCTGAAACGGCAACTCAAAAATGCGAGCGACAGCAAGGCTGAGCATAAGGAGGAGGCGGAGGAAAGTACCGGTAACGGCTTCCTCATGCGGCTCAAATACTTCCTGGCTGGGCTGTTGGCGGGAGTTATCGGAATAGTATATACATCCATAAAACTGAAAAAGAAATGAACAAGAACAAAGATTTTATCTACGGCATCGCAGCCGTGAAGAAAGGGACCACTCTGATAGGTTACATCGAGAAGGGCAGTTGGGACTGGGGCGGCTCGAAACCAGAGAGCGTTGACGTGGAAGCCGAGCAGGTTCCGGACGCGCCGGTATTGACCCTGTTGCAACAGAACGGACGTATAGCTCCGACGTTCAACCTAATCCAGTTGAACTATGAGAACCTGAAGTCAGTTCTCGGCGGTGAACTGGTGAAGAGCGGCAGCGGCGGTAACGAGAAGGTGACGGGCTGGAAAGCCCCCTCCTCCCTTGTGGAATTGAGGGACAAGTGGACAATCGATTTTGTGAGCGGTCAGACGATGACCATTCCCAACGGGACCATTCTTGCGAACTTCGGTGGCAAGCTGACTTTGACGGAGGTGTCGAAGGTTGAGTGCCAGTTGAAGATTAACAAGCCGGAGAACGGCGGAGCACCTTACGAGATCAACGACACCACTGAAGGCTGATGGACGAGCAAGTAATCAGGAAAATCCAAAAAGAGGGAGCGGAAGCGTTGCTTGATGCGGGCGTTTCCCTCCCCCTCAAGGACTTAAGGATGCCATTCAGGAAAGAGCCGCTGCGATTCCGGCTGACGATGAAGCGCCCCACGCTGGCCCGCCAGATAAAGATAGCACATGCCTACCTGTCGATGGACACGACGGCAGCCGAACTGGAGGCGATGGACCATAAGGAACAGATGCAGTTCCTTGCCAGGCATGGCAAGACCCTTGGCAAGATCATCGCCCTGACGATGGATTACCGTTGTCTTCCGTTGTGTGTGCTGTCGTGGCTTGTGAGGCACTGCATGAAGTGGGAGTACCAGAAGGCAGCCTTCAGGGAGTTTGTGCTGCTGATGGGTACGCAGTCTTTTACGACTATTATCAGATCAGCCGAGATGACGAACCCGATGCGGCTGAGACTGAGCCAAGGAAAGAAGGGGAGTTAAAGAGCCGTTGGGAAGGCTCCCATAGCCCCTTCGGTTTTATATGGCAGATAGCGAGTGCCACGGGGTGGAGCGTGGACTACATCCTGAACGGCGTGAACTTCCAGACACTAATCATGATGCTGAGTGACGCACCCCGCTATGTGGATGGCAAGCAAGCCAACGGCAGCACACAAAGCCCTGAAGGTGAAGCCAGCGATATAGTGGCGTTTTTTCAAAGCAACTTAAAACAATAGCGAATGAAACCGGTAGAGATAGAGTTTTTGATGCGTGACAACCTGACGGCGGGACTTGACAAGAGCAAGATGAGCGTCGAGCAGCTGCTTGGCGCAGCCCGCCGCGCGTCGTTCGTCATCAACAACAAGATAGCCGAGCAGCGCAAGGTGATTGACGGTGTGAACTCCGACCTGGACAAGATGCAGCGCAAGCTTCAGACGATGAAGCCGGGTGCAGGCCAGCAGGAGCTGATCGCAGAAATCAGCGCATGCAAGAAAGTCCTTGCCGAGGAAACCGGGGCACTGCAGCAACTGGAGAAGGAACACCAGCAGGCCAAACAGGGTGTCGCCCAACTGGAGCAGGAATACCGCAAGATAACCATTTCTGAGGAACAGGCGGCATCGGCGAGCAAGAGCCTTACCGATAAGATAACGGAGCAGAAAGCCGTCGTGAAGCAGGTGGAGGCAGACGTGCGCTCCTTGCAGAAGGCTTACGAGAAAGCCGCTCCCGGCAATGCGAAGACCTCCGCCCTGTCTGAACTGGAGGCCGCGAAGCGCGCCCTTGCCGAGGAGGAGGGCGTTCTTGCCGGGCTGACGGCAGAGCAGGAAAAGAACAAGGAAAGCAACAAGCGCCTGTCGCGTCAGTTGCGCGAGCTTCAGAACGACATGGCAAAAATGCGTCTGAACGGTGAGCAGAACACCGAGGAGTACCGGCAGATGGCCGAGAAGGCTGCGCAGCTCTCGGACACGCTGGGAGACCTGCGCCAGCAGACCCGTATCCTCTCCGATGACGATGCCAACCTTCAGGGCTTCATCTCCGGCGTTAACGGTCTGTCGGGCGCATTCACCACCGCCACGGGCGTGATGTCCCTTTTCGCCGGGGAGAATGAAAACCTGATGAAGGTTCAGGCACGGGTGCAAAGCGTGATGGCCATAACGATGGGGCTGCAGCAGCTGTTCAATGCGTTGAACAAGGACAGCGCATTCCGGCTGGTAACCGTCACGAAAGCCAAGAACCTGCTGACGGCTGCCAACTACCGCCTTGCCACCTCACTGGGTATTTCCAACGCTGCGGCAACGGCACTCATGGCCACGCTGACACTCGGTCTTTCAGTTGTCATCACAGGACTCATCGTGGCTTGGAACAAATACTCCGACGCACAGGAAGAAGCGGCAAGGAAGGCGCAGGAACGTGTAGAGATTGAATCACAGGGACGGGCAGAGATGATCAAGACCCGGTTTGAGATAGACACCACGCGGGAGAGCCTGAAGAACTTCACCGGCTCAAAGGAAGAGGAGAAGAAGAAGTGCGAGGAGATGAACCGCAAGTACGGCGAGGCATTCGGCTATTATGACAGCGTGGCCCAATGGTACGACGTGCTGACGCAGAAAGCCGAGCAATACATACAGATGCTTTTCCTCCAGGCCGAGGCGCAGGCACTTGTGAACAAGGCCGTGGAAGCCGATGAGAAGGTGGCCAGGTTGAAAGCGCAGAAGCCAGGCAATGCGGAAACGGACATGGGATGGCTCGAAGAAGGACTTATATTCCTCGGGGCAGGAGGTATCGGGCTCATTAGTGCAAGTAAAGCTATTCAAGATGCAAACGAAAAATCATATAAAGAAGCCCTGTCCGCAGCGGAAGAAGAGCGGGACACATATAAGAAGGAGGCAGGAGTTTTGGTGAGGAAGAGTGCAGAGATAGGAAAAATGTTTAATATCGGCGGGCATTCCGCTCCCGATAAACCGAAGGCCACGACCGCAAAGGATACCAAACGGGAAGAAGAGCGCCTTGCTTCCGAACTACTCGCCCTGCAGCAAAAGAACCGTCAGGCAGAGATAGACCTTCTGAAGGAAGGCTCGGAAAAGAAACGCCGACAAATCCAGGAAAATTATGACAAGGAAATGGGCGAGCTCGCCGCGCAGGAGAAGAAATGGCGGGAGGTGCAGAAAGGAAATCTGACGGAAGAACAAGAGAAGGCACTTGCCGACGGCCGTGCCCTTGCCGAAAAGAGAAAGGCAGCCGGCGAGGAAGAGATAGAGAAAGAGGAAAGCAAGAAAATGCTGGAGCAGCGCAGGGAGGAGATTCAGGCGATGAGCGAATACCTGAAGACCTACGGCTCTTTCCAGCAGCAGAAACTGGCCATCGCCAAGGAGACAGCGCAGCAGATAGCGGAGGTTGACGCGAGCGAGGTGAGCGAGACGACGAAGAAATGGCAGAAGGCGAAAATCCTGAAGGAGCAGCAGGAACGCGAGGCCAGCCTTAAGTTCGAGGAAATCAGCCGTGGAATCGACTGGAGCGCCCTCTTCAGCGGCGTGGGCAACCTGACGAAGGAGATGATGGAGCCGATGATGGAGCGTCTCCGCGCATACGTGGAGACGGACGACTACCGGAACGCCGACGCGGAGACGCAGCAGAAGGTTACGGACCTGATACAGGAGATGCGGAAGTATGTGGGCACGGACCAGAGCGTGACATGGCAGAAGCTGGGCGAGGCCATCAAGCAGTTCACGGACGGCGTGGCCGCCTACGACCGCGCCGCGAAGGCTGAGGAAGCCGCCGTGAAGGCAATGAACGAAGGCAAGAAGAAACTCGCCTCGGGAGAGATTACGGAAGAGGAGTACAATGCGCTTGAGCAGAAGGCGCAGGAACTGGGCGACGCCACGGCGACAGCGCGCGAGAACATGGAGGACTTCGGCACGGCACTGAACCGCACCTCCGACGAGGTTGCGAACTTCACGAGCGGCCTGACAACAGCACTGAGCAATGCCAAGGGCTGGCAGGGCGTGGAGGGCTTTGGCGGCATCCGGCAGTCCGTGGGGCAGATAGACCAGCTGAAAGGAACGCTGGACTCCATACTTCCGCAGATGGGCGACGGGATGGCGAAGAAGATAGGCACGACGCTGTCGAAAACGATGGGCAGTACGCTGGGCAGTATCGGAGGCAGTATCGAGAGCGTGCTGTCGGGCGGCATGGGCAGCGTCATCGGCATCGTGGCGCAGATACCGCGCCTGATACTCGACCTGTCAAACGGCATCAAGAACTTCGTTACGGGCGTGCTGGACTCCATCACGGAACTTATCTCGCTGAGATGGATTGATGACCTGGTTGTGAGCATACTGGACGCCGTGGGCAATCTGATAGATGCCATCTTCGACCTGCCGGAGAATCTCTTCAAGGTGCTGGAGGGCATCGTGGTGAAAGGCGTGGGCGGTCTTTTGGACAGTGTTTTGGGCCGTGTGGGCAACATACTGACGTTGGGCTTGCTGGGTAGCGGCGGTCCGAGCGAATGGTTTACGAACTCGAACGCTGCGGAGGTAGCGGCGAGTATCCATCGTCTGACGAAGCGTAACGAGCTGCTCGAGCAGGCGATAGAAGACCTGACGGACGAGATGAAGAGTGCGCGAGGTGCGGCTGCCATACGTGTGTCGAGAGATGCTCAGAAACTACAGGAGGAGACTACCGATAATTATAAGGATATTGCACAGGCGCAGGCCGGTTACCATGGCTCGCACCACAGTTGGAATTACTACTGGGGTGGTTTCAATGAAGAACAGATAGAGCGCCTGGGCAGGCAGATGGGCAGGAAGTGGGACGGCAATATTTGGAATCTCACCCCTGAAGAGATGAAGATGCTGCGCTCAAACGTGGATATGTGGGAGCAGATAATGAAGACCGGCAAGGGCGGTTATGGAGAACGTTTGACCGACAGGCTGAATGATTATATTGCTCAGGCGGGGAAGTTGCAAGAGATAACCGACGCGTTGTATGAGAACCTTACCACTACGACGAAAGAGAACGTGTTCAGTGATTTTCTTAATTCGCTATATGGGTTGGCTGACGGCTCTGGAAAGGTGTTTGACGAGATAGCCGAGAACTGGCAAGAGATGGTGAACCGTATGGCGGTGAACAACCTCGTCGGCGCGAAATTTCAGAAGAACCTCGAGGCGTGGTACGAGAACCTCGCGAAACTGAACGAGGCGCGTACAAACGGCGAGATTACGGACGAGGAGTACCGGAAGCGTCTTGACGCATTAAAGGAAGAGTATGAGAACTATGTGAAGAATGCGAAGAACGACATCGAGCAGTTGCGTAACGAGGGCATCATCAAGGAGACCGGCAAGGACGTCGGCACGACACAGACAGGCAGGAGCGGTGCCTTCATGACAATGAGCCAGGACCAGGCGACGAAGCTGGAGGGGCTCTTCGTGAGCGGGCAGATGCACTGGGCAAGCATTGATGACCGTGTGGAGGACATTGCCGTCAGGATGAGTGACGCGCAGGGGCACCTGAAGAAAATCGAGGACAATACGGGCAGCAGTGCCCAGTCTCTGAAAGATATAAAGGAAGAAATGAAAAAAATAACCCGCGATGGCGTGAAAGTGAAATAGTATGGATAAGATATTAGGTGGGCTTGTGCTGATCAACGGCACTGACATCTGGAAAAAGTACGGCGTGTTCCTGACGGAGGAGAAGAAGGGCGGGCGTGAGAACCTTAACGCCATCCTGACACCGAGCAAGACAAAGGACCATGTTGGCGTGGACATACGGGAGCATGACGGCAAGAAATACTCGCGGACACTTTTGCCTGCCAATGCCGAGCGCGACGTGACGCTTCACTTCGCGCAATATGCCCGGACACGGGAGCAGTGGCTGGCGAATTATATGGCGTTTATCCGCTTCCTGAAAACAGGCAAGGACGGCTGGCTGACGATAAGCTTCACGGAATTGGGTCTGACGTTGAAGGTCTTTTACCTGGACTGCAGCGGGTACAGGTCGCTGACCTACCTGTGGAAGGAGGGAGTGCAGGCCGGCCGCTACAAGGTGAGGTTCCGCGAGCCCGAACCGATAATATAACATCATTAGTAAACTGATAACCGGCTACATTCGGAAAATCAAGCGAGCTTGTTTGCACTCATTTGCACGATTATTCAAACCCCATTAAAACGACATAAGAATGCTTCTTACGCTATATGACAGCCACGGCAAGGCGAAGGCACGGATAGAGCCTGACGACAGCAGCACTCAGGACAAGGAGATACAGGGTGACAACCTGCTGAAGCTCTCGTTCACCCTGTACGAGTTCGTGCCCTTTGACGTGAACGACTATGTGGACTACTGCGGTGAGCGCTACCGTGCGTTGGAACGTTATGTGCCCTCGGAGAAGAGCAGTGTGGAATGGGATTACAACGTGCTGCTCTATGGTGTGGAGAGCCTGATAAAACGCTTCCTTGTGCTTAACCTGACAGACGGTGATGGCGAGGCGGTGTTCTCCCTGACGGCGCGCCCTGCGGAGCATGTCCGCCTTATTGTGGCTAACATCAACGCCGGTATGGGCGGCATGGCCGACTTCAAGGTGGGTGCTGTTGAGGGCATGGACAACGTGACCATCGACTATAGCGGCAAGTACTGCGATGACGGGCTGAAGGAGCTGGCGGAAGCCGTAGGTGCGGAATGGTGGATAGACGGTGAGACTGTGAACCTTTGCCGCTGTGAGCACGGCGAGGAGATTTCGCTGGGTTACGACAAAGGTCTGACGGCCCTTGACCGCGACACGGCTGACGGTGCGAAGTTCTACACGCGTCTGTTCCCTATAGGCAGCACCCGGAACATCGACCCTGAGAAATACGGTCACAGCCGGCTGATGCTGCCCGGCGGTGCGAAGTATGTGGACGTGAACGTGGAGCGGTACGGCATCATCCACCACTACGAGCAGGGAGCCTTCGCCGACATCTACCCGCGTCGCGTTGGTGTCGTGGGCAGCGTGCGCCAGAGCCAAGTAAACGACAAGGACGGCAAGCCCTTCACGATATACTACTTCCGGGACAACGACCTTCCCTTCGACCCGAACGACTACGAGATAGGCGGCCTTGTGAAGCGTGTGTCGTTCCAGGAGGGCAGCGAGCTGGCTGGTCTGGGCACGGGCAATGACCACTATTTCGAGGTCAATTTCAACAGCGACACACGTGAGTTCGAGCTTATCACGATATGGCCCTACGATGACGATACGCAGCTGCCCGGCGGCACGCTGGTGCCTAAGGCGGGCGACAAGTATATCCTGTGGAACATCCGCATGCCGGAGGAGTACTATGTCCTGGCGGAGAAAGAGCTGCTCAGCGCGGTGTACGATTACAACAGTAAACACGCGCTGGACGTGAGCCGGTACAAGGCTCCCACGGACCATGTATGGATGGAAGAGAGCGGTGCCGAGTTGTCCGTCGGTCGCAGGGTCCGTCTGGAGAGCCGTGAGTATTTTCCGGACACGGGCTACCGCCGCAGCCGGATAACGCGCATCAGCCGCCGTGTGAACCTTCCCGGGCAGATGGACCTTGAGATTGGCGATGCGCTGAGCCGTGGTGCAATGACCCGGGTTGACGACAGCCTCGCTGACGTGAGGGAGTATGTGAGGAACGGTCTGGCGTCGCTCCCTGACCTGATACGTACGGGTGACGACACCCGTGCGACGGACAACAACCTGTTCAGCGCGCTCAGGAGCCTGAAGGAGTTCCTGAGCAAGTCGAGGGACGATGCCGCCTCCGGCGTGCTGACGTTCCTGAAGGGTGTGCTCTTCGGCAAGGACGGCAAGGGCATCGACGGCGATGGCCGCGCGGAATTGCTCTCCGTGGTGTCTGAAGTGCTGCGGTCGTATGACTTCGACTCCCTGACGGAGAGCGGCTTCGGGGTTGAGCGGCGTAATGACGGCAAGTACCGCCTTTCGGTGACTGACCTTGTCGTGTGGGGGAAGGCCGTTTTCCGCGAGCTTGAGATCCGCCGCCTGTCGTATGTTGGTGGCAACATGGTGTTCTCTGCGTGCGGTTCGAGGATAACAAGTGTCGAGGACATGGCTTATGCCTACCGCTGCCGCTTCTGCTCGGATGACGGTACGACGGCGACCACGAACCTCTGGAAGGCGGGCGACCAGGCCCGCTGCCAGACTTTCAACATACGCGAGGGCAGTTATGATGGCGTGTCGAACCGTTCCTACTGGCGGCTGGTGACGGCTGTCGGCGATGATTACGTCGACCTCTCGAAGGCAGACTGCGAGGAGGGCAGCGATACACCCCTGGCCGGTGACGCTCTGGTGCAGATGGGCAGCCGTACGGACACTGACCGCATGTCGATGATATATGTTGTGGTGACGGGTGAGGACGCTCCCGCGATAATCTCTTATGACGGTGTGAACTCGTACACGCTTGATGGCAAGATGGTGTCTGTGGTGTCTCCCCGCCGTGTGGTGTTCTCGACGCGCAACTACCGGCTGATGACGAACAGCGGCGAGGTGCTCCCGGTGGTTACTGACCGCGGGGAGTGGGTCCGCGGCAAGAGTTACTGGTACTTCGACCGCGTGTCGCACGGCGGTCGTATCTGGCTGTGCGCCGCGTCCGACGGGCGCACCGTGACATCCGAGCCCTCGCCTGGCAACCCCGACTGGCTGCTGCAGGTGGACAAGGGTGATGACGGTGAGAGTCCCGTCCTTCTGCGCATTGAGGGCGGTAACATAATCCGCAACGGTCAGGGCAGCATAACGCTGACGGCCGTTGCGGAGCGTGGCAACGAGGACATATCGGACAGTTTCCCCCCGTCGGCCTACTCGTGGGAGCGTGACAGCGGCAACGCTGAGTATGACGCAGAGTGGAACAACCGCCACCGTGGCGCCGGGCGCGTGATAACGGTCGGCGCGCAGGACATATTCGGCAAGGCAAACTTTGACTGTATATTATATATGTGAAACCAATAAATATTTTGAAGAAATGGCAACAACGGCAAGAAACCAGATTACAATTGTTGACCTGAACGACGCCAAGAGCGTGCAGGTCTATTTTGTCCCCTCGCAGGGATTCTCCCAGTCGTACAACCCGGACACCCACGTCTATATGCCCGACTATTCGAAGTCCGGCAACGTGATAACGCCGAAGGTTTACGAGACGGGCGACGCGAACGACCACCTCGCGCGCTGCACGAATGTGAGGTACACGATAAACGGCGCTGCTTACACGGCGAGCTCTTCCAACGCGTCATACGCCGTCGGGGCGGACGGTAAGCTGACCATCAAGGCCAACCTCGTGGCGAACCTCAACGTGACGTTTGAGGCGGACTACACCGACGAGGACAACATCGTGTCAAAAATCGGCGGGTCTTTCACGGTCATCCGGAATGTGTCGAGCGGCGCGCTGTTCCAAGTCGTGCTGACATGCCCCAAGGGCAACATCTTCGACAAGTCGGTTGCTGGCGACCTCACTGTCAGGGCCCAGGCCTACCGTGGAGCGACGAAGGACACGACGAACGTTACCTACACATGGCAGCAGTTTGACATCGCGGCAGGCTCGTGGAAGGCGGTGGCGCAGGGCAGGGCGAGCGGTTCGACCCTGACCGTGAAGCCTGATGACGTGCTGAATTTCCAGACGTTCAGGTGCGTTGCGCAGGACAGCGGCGCCACAGACGCAGCGGCTACCGCCGAGGCGCTTGTGACGTTCGAGGACAGGACCGACCCCTACGTTGTTGAGCTCTACTGCCCGACGGGCGACAAGATTGTGAACGGCACTGGCAGCACGACGGTGAACGCCCGCGTGTGGCAGGGCGGCAGCAAGATTGAGGACGAGGGCACGCCCGCCGCCAGCCGCAAGTTTGACTACAAGTGGACGAAGTTCGACAAGGACGGCAGAGCCCAGAACTGGAACGGGGCGACCTCTAACGTGAAGTCCGGCAACCCGATAACCGTGCTTGCCTCGGAGGTGAGCACGAAGACCACGATAGTGTGTGAGATAACGAAGAAGTGAGGCTATGGGAGTGGCAGTCCTGGCCCGTGGCCAGATTACTATAATACAGAATTTCGACGGCGCAGACGCCCCGGTGCTTTTATGCGACACGGGTTGCGTCATGCTGGATGCTGACAGTGACGGTGTCCTTTCCGGGGACCCCCTCGGACAGATGCCCGGGCATTTCAGTGTCTCGGCAGGCGGAGTGGCTGTATCCCCACTGTTGCTTGCGGGCGCCGGGACATATGTGAGTTACAAGGGACACAGCGTGTTCCTCGACGGGCATTCCGCAGGCGCTCCGGCGGACGGCATGTATGTCAGCCGCCTGTCGGTGGAGGGCGACGGTGTCGCGATAATGTGGATGGCACGGTTCGCCCCGGGCAGCGACGGCAGGGAGCACCCCACGCCTATACATATACATGCGGAATTTTCCCATAACGGCAGGATTTTGTCTGCCGACATGACGATACCTGTCATTGAGCAGCGCGCGGCGCGGTCGATGCTTGCGGAGTATTCCGTGACGGGCGATGACGGGACGTGGCACGAAGTGTTCACGGAGGGCGACGTGTTCGCGCACTTCAGCTATGACGGCGGCAGGACATGGAGCGACAAGGTGCGCATCGTGGGGAAGTCGCTGGAGTTCAAGCCAGCCGACAGGCATTTCGCCAAGTGGGCGGACTACGAGGCATTCACAAGTACCAATTTCTCCTGGCAGTACAAGTTCCTCGTGAGCCAGAATGAGAGGAAGGGCGCAGCCCCGACGGTGGTGACGTTCCGGCGGGGCAATATCCGGCAGGGCGTGCCGGATTACTTTGACGCTTCGCCAGCCCCGGCAGGCGAGAACTACCTGACGAGTGCCGACGGCCACCTTTGGAACTCGCAGGGAGCAGGCAGGGGATGGACCGACAGGGGCAGGATAGAGGGCAAGGCTGGCGCTGACGGCGTGTCGTTCGTCCTCTCCCCAGCGACCGTCATCTTCGGGCAGGACGAGAAAACACTCAAGGTTGACACCAGCGGCTTCAGCGCGAGGGTAATCGGCATGAGCGGCACGCGCATGCTCGCCGCAGGAAGGGACTACAGCATCAGCAAGGTTACCGGAACGCACTGCACCGCATACGCCGACGGCGGTCTTGTCAAGATACGCGGGATTGGCACGCAGGCGGGCGTTGGCGGTGACAACTACTATCCATCCGGCAGTGTTGACGTGGAGATTTCCGGGATAGGCAGCCAGAAGATACACCTGACGCTGAATTGGGCGGCCAATCTGCTCGGCACTTGGAAGCAGACGGTGAGAAACGACGTTATGGAGGCCGTTTCGAACAAGCAGGTGACATACGTCGACAAGGACGGCAACACACACACCGAGAAACTGGAGACGCTGGTAAGGCAGAACGCGGAGGGCGTTGACCTCAGCGCAAAGGTGAACGACCTCGAGACGGCGGGCTTACACCTCAACGGAAAGGAATCGCGTATAGATCTCGTCGCCTCACAGACGCATTTTGTCAGTCCAGACGGACGTGACCGCATAAGGATCGGTGAGGATAGCGGCGGCTTCCCGTATTTAATACTTATGATGCCCGACGGCGTGACACCTGCCTTCAACCTCGGGGGCATGGGCATAGTGCAGCTGATAAACAACAGCGTGCAGGCTGGCTTCGGGAAAGCGCAGCCGATGCGCTATCTCGGCACGGTGGCGGAACTCGGCGGTGGCATAGGCGCGGAGGAACTGTACACCGCGTGCGATGGCGATGTCGGCGAGACCGACTACCTGCACGCGATGATACCTGCCTTCCGCTTCACGCAGGCGCGTGCGAAGCAGCGCGACGGCACATGGGCGCTCGTGCCTTTCGGAGTGGACGATGACGGCAAGTACTATGACAGCAACGTTATAAACCATGTCGACGGGCTGCCGTCCGGCACGGAGATATGCCGCATCGGCTATGTTGACGCTCCCGGTGAGGTGACGCTGTGGATAGGGGCGTACACGTCACAGGTTGGCTATCTGAACCGTCCGGAGCTGAACCCGTCCACGTCGCTGACCAGGAATTTCCCCGTGTACTACGTCCACGGCAGCCGCGTCACGAGGGTGGAGAGAATATCGGTGCAGTTCACGGTGACACAGGGCAGGAAGGACTACGCCATACAGCCGCTGCCATCAACCGGTGCCGGGGTGTATTATCCATATCTAAAATAAGGAATTCATTAAAAAGACAATGATAGAAAACGGCGCGCGCGTGAAGTGGACTGCAGGCACGACGCACCGGATAGCGTTCCTCCTGAGCAGTGGATGGCCCTGCAGTGATTTACCACATGCAAGGCATATCTGCGGATGTAACAAAGTATTTACAGTATTGTTCTTGTGTGGAGGATGGGGTGATAAAAAGCCCCCGGCCTGTTCAAATAGTCGTCTCACTTACTATAAAACAATACACCCATCTGGCGCACAGCCGGGGGCAAATGCCCTATGCTGCACCAGATGGGTTTTTCGTTTTAATAAGTGAGACGTTGCAAAATTACAAAAAATAATTGAGAATGACACTATTTGAAATAATTTACTTTAACAGGGAACTGATAAAAAGGCTTCAGAGCGCAGGAGCCAAGTTTGGCGATTGCCGGAACATAGAACTTTACATCGAATATATGATTATGCTTAACCGAGGGGATAAGGTCACTTACATAGTTTCTTTCCTTTCTGAGAAATACGCTGTCAGTGAGAGGAAAATATACAGCATAATCAAACGTTTCGGAACTCGCTGCACGTATGGTGCAGCATGATTTGTCATAGTTTTTCTTCAGTTTCCATGTATATGGTGAACTTTGCCACATGAAATTTTGCAGAACTATTATGAAACATTATCTTTCGGCACCGCTTCCTTTTCAGGGACAGAAGCGGATGTTTGCCAAGGAGTACATAAAGGTACTCAAGCAGTTCCCCGATGATACAACCTTTGTGGACCTGTTTGGCGGTAGCGGATTGCTGTCGCATATCGCCAAGTTCCAGAAGCCAGACTCCACTGTGGTGTATAACGATTTTGACGGGTACAGGCTAAGGCTGGAACATATACCACAGACAAACGAGCTGCTTGCGGAACTAAGAGAGATTGTGCGTGAAATACCAAAACATAAGCCTATCACGGGAGAAGCACGAGAACAGGTGTTTGAGTGCTTGAGAGAACATCAGGAGTGTTATGGGTATCTGGACTTTATTACAATATCTTCCTCCATTATGTTCTCCATGAAGTATCGTCTGAGTATAGATGAGATGCGCAAAGAGGCTTTGTACAATAATGTGCGCTCAACAGATTATCCTTTGTGCTGTGACTATCTGGACGGGTTGACAATTGTGTCGTCAGACTATAAACAAGTGTTCAATCAGTACAAAAATACACCAGGTGTTGTGTTTCTTGTAGACCCTCCATATCTGAGTACGGAAGTCGGTACTTATAAGATGTATTGGAGACTTGCCGACTACCTTGATGTGCTGACCGTGCTCGCAGGACACTCGTTTGTATATTTCACGAGCAACAAGTCATCCATATTGGAATTGTGCGATTGGATAGGCAGAAACAAGACCGTGGGTAATCCATTTGAGAAATGTACGAAAGTGGAATTCAATGCCCACATGAACTATAATGCCACCTACACAGACATGATGCTCTATAAAAAGGCTGGTTAAACACCGTTCAAAAACCAATTAAACACTATCAGACTATGAACAAGTATCACGACATCTTAGAAAAGATTATGCGCACAGGAAAGATGCAGCATAACAAAAAAGGCAATATTAAATACTGCCTTAACGAGCAACTCACGCTTACACCTGCCGACTTGCTTGATATATTTGAAAGCCACGGCATTGCCAGAAAAAAGCTGAAGAACGAACTGCAACTATTCATGCAAGGAGAGCGACAGGTAGAAAAATACCGCGAGGCAGGCATTAACTGGTGGGACTATTGCGGTTCCGTGCTCGTCAATAGTTACCCAACTTATTTCGAGAAACTTCCACCACTTATTGCGAAGATAAACAACGAGAAGCGCAACTCGAAGAATTATGTGCTGTTCCTCGGTGAAACAGGAGCAGAAAGCAATCAGGCTCCGTGCCTCAGCCTGGTACAATTCCAAATTGATGACGGAGAACTTGTTCTGTCGGCCTACCAGCGCAGCAGTGATGCAAACCTTGGACTACCGGCCGATATATACCACCTTTATCTTATGGCGCGGCAGATAGACCTGCCACTGAAAAACATAACTCTGAATCTCGGAAACGTACACATATACGAGAATAATTTGGAGCGAACAAGGCTGCTGCTTGAAGGTGATGAGAGTGTGAAGTTTGACTTGAATGTTTGAAAAAGAATGATAAGAAACAAGAAACGCCCCAGAGAAATCCGAGGCGTTTTTTTTACATTGAGAGGGAAACCTAAAAAAAGAACGTTTCGTTTTGCGGACGAGAACGCTTCGTTTTGATTTTCGCGTACGCCTGGTTTTACACAATACAGAACGTTTCGTTTTACGAGACAGAACGCTTCGTTTTATTTTTGCGGAACGTTTCGTTTTGCGGATTATAAATAATCTTTGAATGGCACATAGCGTATTTATTTTTTGGCGTGTCTATCATCACAGACTGGCACGCCCTTTTTATTTATCCCCATTCCCGCGACCGCCTTTCTGCAGGAACTCTGCCGCCTTTTTTAAGGATGCGGCAAGTTGGTTTAGATAGTCTTTTTCCATGCTTTCTATCTCCATGCGCCACTTTGGACGCTTCTTCCTATAAAGGCAAAGCGTCCCGTTGTCTTCGCTGTACGCGAAGCCGTATGGCTTCGAGAAAGCCTTATCGCCGTGATGTTTCACAACCCAGTCCCCCATCCCGCGCATGATGCGCGAGAGTTCATCCGCCGACGGCTTAGGCACATCGTCGAGGACCGTCACCTTTTGCGTCTCGTTGAGACGGCCGTCCTCGAAAGAAATGCAGACACCATTTTCAGTGTCCGTGAGAATCCAGCCGCTGGGATTTTCCCGGCTGGGCTGTATTATATACTTCTTCATATAAAACGCCCGTCACGCCGATAGCACAGCGAAAGATTTATTTTATGCGATTCCAATCTATTTGTTCATTATTTTTCCCACATCCGACAAATTGGCTTCAACGCCGAATTTCTCGGCAAAGGCTCTTCTGAAGAAACTCTTTGTGCGCTTGCGCCTTTTGTCGCCGGTTTTCCCAAGTCTACCGTATTCTTCTGCTTTTGCTATGATGTCTTTGATTTCGTTTTCGTTTTCCTCAATAATCGTTTTGAGATTTGCCATTTCCCCTGCCCTTTTCTCGTTGTAGGCTTTCATATACTCCTCGTGTTCGCATTTGGCTTTGTATGCGGCTTCTGCGAGCCGCGCTTGCTCGTTGTAATGTTTTGTAATCATACCTTTCAACGTACCTGTCACTTCAATTTGCAGGTAATCGGCAACTTCAGAAACAATGCTGTATATATCTGCTTTTTTGCCACAGGCATCCTGTGTGTAAAAGCATTTGTCGTTTCTTCTTCCCGGGACGTTATAGTTTGGCTCGTGATCCGCAATCCTGACCTTCAGCCCTTTCGAATAGACATATATAGAACCAGTGCCAGCGCCGTATGCTTTTACGCCGTCCAGTCTCTCTAAAAGTTGAAGTATTGTTTCCATATCTTTAACAGTTTTAGGTGTGTCTCACCGTCGCCACTGGCGACCATTAGTTCATTTTTTACACCTCAAAGGTACGGATTATTTTTGATATATGCAAGCAAATCACAATGTTTTTCTCTTGGTATTAATAATTTTTAACACCCTGAAAACAAAGCAACCGGGACACGCTCACGCGCATCCCGGCACAAGTAGAGCGAACAAGGCAACTGCTTAAAGGTGATGAGAGCGTGAAGTTTGACTTGAATGTTTGAAAAAGAATGATAAGAAACAAGAAACGCCCCAGAGAAATCCGAGGCGTTTTTTTACATTGAGAGGGAAACCTAAAAAAAGAACGTTTCGTTTTACGAGACAGAACGCTTCGTTTTATTTTTGCGGAACGTTTCGTTTTGCGGATTATACTACGCTTCGAGAACGTCTGCATCTCTCGGCGAGGGCTACTCTTTTATTGCACTTCGTTTTGGACAATAGTTTTATAGGCTCTTGATGGCCACACATTGATAGCTTTCTATGTTCTCGATTATTTCCTCATGGTTGTGATTCGTACGGCTCTCAACCAGGTCAAATTCCATGAATGTGTCGCCCTCCATGCAGGTCAGTGCCTTGTGAATCTCCTCCAGCAGGTCGAATACTTTCAGGCTTTCTTCCTGAAACTCGCTGCCCGCACTGAAGCTGCCCGCCCAGTCTGTTACCACATGCAGGTTCACTATCGGCTCGGCACGGTATTCCACACCGTTCTGAATGGCAACCCACTGAATCGGGGCAAACTCAACAAACACCGCAGGACGAGCCCACTGCTCCTCCTGCTCGATAAACTCTACATTGTGATTCCACAAATCAATATGCCGAATAGCACCACCGCCTACTGTCTTCAGACGGGCGCAAAGCATCTCATACAATTCCTTTCTCATTTCTCGTTAATCTCAAAATCAATCGCTTCTTCTATATACCCCCTCAGGTTCTTCTCGATGATACCACGGACCGCATCCTCCACCTCCGGACTCGTACCCAAAAATCGGCGGCGGGGTATCTTGATGGTCGTACCGGCTTTCTTCAGCGCCATGAACTTCCAGAACTCGGCTTCCTCGGAAAGCTGCAACGTGCGCTTGTCATTCCTGCGGCTGCCGTCCTTCTTCCTGCCGAACGCGCCGGTCGCCTCGTAGTATTTGTGCCAGAAGTACCGCTTCATCTTCGCTGTCACCACAATCTCGCCGCCCTCGTTGTGAATGGCGGCATAGGGCTCGTTCGTGAAGAAGGTTATGCTGTTCTCCGTCGTCCGGCTCTGGATGCTCCTGCGGAGCCGTCCGGTATTGACCAGTATATGGCCGCCCGGGCGCGTGGGGCTCCTGCGACGCTGCCACGCCTCGCCGAAGAAGGACTCGCGCTCGAAGTTCCGGTCGAACTCGTCCGTCATCTCCACGCGGATGTCATTCAGTATCCTGCTGAGTATCTTTCCTACTTCCTTATTCATTTTTCATCCTCAAAATCAAACAACAGAAGTGGACGGGGCGAAGAGGAATTGTCTTTCCTGACCGTCACATCCACTTTTAGCATATTATACAAGGTTCGTTCCGATATCCCATAAACAGGATATATATACCGCCGCCAAATTTCACGGTTAGACAAACCTGTACGGGCCCATTTCTGATAGGTCGCATTCACATCTGCAACACGCTTCAGATAACTGACACCTCGACGTCTCTCATTATCCACTTTCATAGCTTGTTTGGTTTTTGTTCATAATATAATAACATTGCCCCGTGCCGGAACTTAACCGGCACAGGGCTGAAAACTCAATCTCCGCTATCCTCCTTCTTTGGCTCTACATAGAAGGCCTCGTCCTGAACTACCTGGATGCCGCACTCCGCCATCTGCTCACGCAAGGGGCGATAGCCTCGGTTGTTGGGGTCTCCGCCGCCAAGCTGAACTTCCACCTCGCGGTCTGCAAGCAGCTTGTCCTTCGCAATCTCCTCTGTCTGCCGGATATAGCTGGGCAGGAAACTCTTTACAAGGTTCAATGCACTTGCCCAGGTGAAGCCCTTCAGCGTCTTCAGTTTTGGGGTGCCCGTGCGGAAGCCGATAGTGCCGTGCGCCATATCAAGGCTCTTCTTTTTAGCAAAGAGCTCTGTCTGGTTCTCCGTGGCGAATGCCTGCAGCGTGTCGAACGCCTTGTCGCGCTCCTCCGAGAGGGTGGCTATCTTGTCGGCATACTTCTCACGGTACTTGGCGCACTGCAACTCAATATCCGCATTGATTTTCTGCAACTGTGCATCGCTCTTGGCATAGGTTGCAAACGCTTCGTCGGCGGCTTCTCTGCTCACGCCGGTGATGATTACTTTCTTTTTTCTTGTTGCCATTGTCTCTTCTTTTTATAGGGTTTATAACTCGTGTTCTATCACATCAATAACCTTGGTTTCTGATACTGAAGCAATCTGATAGTCTATCATGGTGCCGTCCATAATCGTTCGGATAGTGTCCTTGCAGTTGTCGAAAGAAGAAGCCTGTACCAGATAGTAAACCTGCGCGTGCTTTTCTCTTTCCGTTTTCTCGTCAATGGTGATAAACTGAAGTATGGCCTTGTAGTATCGGTCGCATGACTCTTGCTCGTTGAAGAACACTTCTTGGAATTTCATCGGGTTGATGTTTACAACCTGAATTTCTCCGGACACATAGCCGCCAAGGAATTCAATAGCCGTCTTTTCTGCATCTCCGAATGAAAGAGCCTCGACCACATAACTCTCGGTCACTTTCCTTTCATACCCGTCCTCATGCACTTTGTCATAGCGCAGCTTCACTTCAAACCAATTGCTTGTTTTTGTTCTCATAACAATATTTTTAATAGGTTCTTAAATAAATTTTCCTTCGCTGGTCAATGCCTGCCAGCTCACATCTTCACGTTCGGTCTCGAGCTCATAAGACAGTTCCTCCAAAAAGTCACAGTATTCTTCATTGCTCATTTCCCTGCCGAGTTCACGGATGTGCTCCATCGCACGCTTTACAAATTGTCTTGGTGTCATATTCATTAACATTCCGCTATATTGCCCATAGGGACATATACAAATGAGGTCATACTTTTCTGCTCTTCCCGTGTCGTGTGTGGTTTCAGGCCGCCCTTGCGCATGATGGCGCGCAGCTTTGTCTGCAACGAGTCAAGGTCTGCCAGTGTTAGTTTGGCGAACACCTTTCCGGCTATCCGCGGGTGGCGGCAGAAATCGTTGATGCGTTGCCAGTCGGTCGTATCAATGCCGGCTTGTTGCATCAGCTTCAGGCATACGCTGCGCTTCTTCTTCAGTTGCACTCTCCATCCGGTATGCTCCTCCAGTGATGCACACATGGCGTCATATTCTTTCGCACTCATCTCGTGCAAGCTGACCGTCCTGCCGTTCGTGAAGCTCGACACCAACGTCTCCTTCTCTGCTCCAGGCAGTTCCTTCAGCAGACAGTAGAAACGCGCGTAATTCCGTTCCGTTCCCATAACTTTTCCTCCTTCCAGTCTTTATAATTCTGGCGGGCTTTGGCAACCGCTTCGGGCAAAGTGCCGTTGATGTCGCCAACCCCAAACAGGGGTACACCGTTTACGCAGGCGTACAGCTCGCCGTTAAACTCCATTACTTGCACGGCATGGCGCGCCTCCACATCGAGCAGAGCCTGCCGCTCCGCCTCAATACGTTCAGCACGCCGCTCGTGCCACACTTGAAAACGTCTTTTGATTTCTTCTAAAAAGTTGCTCATAATCGTTTATATTAAATTGATGTAAAACTTATTCCCATTGATATTGCCCTGCGCTCCATTACTTCCGAGCGATGAGTTTCCGCAGTTATGAACGCCTCATTGGAAGCACGGGCTATCTCATAGCCTTTCTTTCGCAAACCATTACGGAGGCATATCTTTTCTTTCGGGGCTTGTACCACACGGAGGTTTGTCTTTTGCTCCAGCCCGAATATCACGCGACGGCGTTCTTTCCTGAAAGTCTCTTTACGGCTGGCACCAATCTTGCGGCGCATCTCCCTGAGGGCTTCTTCGTCCATCCTGTCCTTGTTGCTTTCGCCTGGCTTGAACTGGTAGGCTCTGCCATACTTCAACAGGTTAGCCATTCCTGCATTGCCACCCATCAGACGGTTGGCTCTGGCGGCGTGTTCGCTGGCGTTGCGCTGCATGGCTGCCACAAACTCCTTTGTCTTCCACAGACCAAGTTCCCGTGCTATCCGCGTCACGCTCCGAGGTGACGTTCCCAGATGATCGGCGAGTTCCTGGTTCTTTGTATGGTCGAAGTTGGCCACAAACCATTCGCGCTGTTCCTGTGTCAAGTCCTTTGCCGTCATGTCTGTTCCCTTTCTTTGGATAGTCTGTAACGCTCAGGCAGCACCTTTTCCCACTGGCAGGTCTCGCAGCACTCGCCCTCGTTTTTCACCGGGTACGGATTATTGCCATATCCGTAGAAGGTCTTGCCGCAGATGCAACACTTGTGCTCCTCGTTGTGGACGTCGTCTTCCTCAAACATCGGCTTCAGACCGCAACTCGTCGCCACGTCCAGCTCCAGTTTAGCGCCCTTGCTCACCCACCAGCCTTTCAGCATGTAGATGTACTGGCACTCCAGCAGCATGTCGATGTCAACTCTCATGTGCTCACGCCAGTCTCCTGGCTGGGGCAGTCCGTTCTCAAACGGATTCACAGGCTCGTAGCCTCGTGCGCGGAGGTGCGTCGCTGCCGCACTGAATGTCGCCTTGCGCTCCTCCAGGTCGTAGTGGGCTATCGCTCCGCTGATGTAAACTTTCTTCTTCATTGTCTCTATGTATTAAGTTCTACGATGTTCACTTTCTCGGCGGCACAAAGCCAGCGGACTATCCGGGCAGCGTAAAGCGTGTCGGTGGTCTCGATCACGCGGCACCCCTTGGTCTTCGCCATACGAAGCGTCAGGTCGCAGGTGCTGCGCTCCAGCCAGTCTTCCATCACGCCCATCAGGCGGTCGCCTTTCACTAATATCTGGTACTTCTCCATGTTCACATGTTGTTTGACAGGTTGTTCGTTGTCCGCAGAACGCCTTCCTCCCATACGACGTAGCAGTTGCCGATGTCGGGGTTGAAACGACCCTGGCAGTAGGCCTTGAAGCCGCGCACGTTCACTTTCACGTCGGCGAGGAACTTGCACTTCGCGCCGGTCTTGGTCATCGGCCTTGACTTCTCCTCCTGACCGATGAAGATGAAACTCTTCTTGGGGAACAGCTGCTTCACCAGACGCTCCACCTGCGAGTAGTCCCAGTGGGCCATCTGTATCGAGTCCACAATGATGAACTTGGCACTGCCGCGCCGTTTCAACCGCTCGCAAAGCTCGTCGAAGGTGTCGTTCGTGGCGACCCTGAACCAGCCCTGGCGCTTGTCCAGCTCAAACCGAAGCATACGCTCCTGGAAGCACTGGCTCACACCTTCCTCATAGCTCAGGTACAGCACCTGGCCGTAGTGGGTCAGCTCGTAGGCCAACTGCATCACGAAACTCGACTTGCCGCTGGCACTGGCTCCGCCGATATACCACACCGAGCACTCTTCCGGAAAGCCGAAGGCGGCTTCCCAGCGTCCTCCCCACGGCAGCGTCTTGTAAGTGCGCAGGGCTATCTCCTTAGGACTGTAGGCTCGTTTGACCATAGTTATTTTTTCAGAACCTCTATTAAGTAATCGGCAGCCACACGAGATAACCATGCCACACTTCGGAACACATCTGCTGCAGTATTATCACCCTCTAATTTTGCCTGTTGGCAAATTTGAACATAAAGGTCTTTAGCTATCTCATACCTACGCTGTTCCCAGTCTATCTTGTGTTTATTGGAGTTCTGTACATCCTGTTCCAGACTTTCCATTAGACACTTTTCTTCTTTCTTTGTCATCATGATTACTACTCTTCCGTTTTAATTGACTCTACTTTGTACTTCAAAAAGCCGCGAATGATATGTGGGTAATGGTGAATCGGGCAAGGCTTTCCTACCTCAACTATCCACAGTGGAATATAGGAATCTTTCCATATTTCATTTTGAAATGGACCGGCTTCCTCTACAAGACCAGCCTCATTTACTCGTAACCAAAGAAGATCTTGTCCTTTATCCTCAAGTGTTATCTTTGTCATCATATCATGCTCCTTTCTTCAGTTTTTCAATGGAAGTGCCAACGAGATCAGAACCAAACTTGTTTGAGTTCTGAAGAGTGCAGCCTTCCTTCAGCTTGCTAATTTCTGTATACACTCTTCGCAGACCGCCACCGCTCTTCCGCACGATTTTGCCCACGTCCACGCCCTCGGGGGCGTTCACGCTGGCAACAACCCGTGCCTGCTCCAGCAGGAAGGCCTCGCGCTCCTTCGTCTCGTCGGGGGTCACGCGGCTGTACTTGCCGCCGTACCGCGAGAACATCTCGGCATAGCCCACCTTCTGGCCTTCCACGTTGCGCGTAATCTTGGCGCGCAGACCATCGGCTCCCATCATGTACCAGCCGCAGCACATTTCAGTAGCGTTCCACAGGGCTTTCAGTTCCAGGAAGGCTTCGTACTGTAGGTCGCCTGCCTCGTCCAGTATCACCAGCGGACGCTCCATCGAGCGCAGGTAGTACACCAGGTCTTCGTAAGCGTCCTGGTACTTGCCCGTAACATCCACACCGAACTCGCGGGCTATCTTCCTGACCATTGCGCGCTTGGTCTTCACCTGCGAGCAGTCGATATACACGGCGTTGGGGTGCTCGTTCACGTACCACCGTGCCGTGAAGGTCTTGCCTATGTTGGGCAGGTCACAAAGGATGGCGCTAAGGCTCCGTTCCTGGCAGGCCGCTAACTGGGCACTGATATACTGGAACGTGGCGGTCTTCGCACCTTTCCACTGTACGTCCTCCCTGAGGTTCACGTCAAGCCTCCTTGCAATGCTGATCCAGTTGGCGTCGCTCAGGGCTTTCTCTGTCTTGCCCTGCTTCAGCATACTGTACACGCTCGTACTGATACCCAGCGAGGCGGCGTGCTTCGCATCGCTCGGATAATTCGCGCGGTTCTGGACTATCGCCGCCACAATCCGCTGTTTGTTTGCCGTTGTAATCATAATTTAATGGCGTTTTAATGGCGTTATAAATCTTCTTCGCCCTTGGCTCCCATATCCATATCGGGTACCCAGGGGCTCACCTGTTCCGGGGACTCCGGCATTGCCGCGAGCTCCAGTTCTTCAGGTTCTTCTACCGCCACCGCAGCCTGTGCGCTCTTCTTAATTACGCCCACCTGCTCAATAGCGTTTTCTCTCACATACTTGCCAAACTTCGAGATTTTCTTCTGCTGCTCAATGAACTTCACAACATCCTCCTCGGTCTGCTCGGCCATCACACGGTTGAAGGTCTCCACCTTCTCCACGTGGTCAATGTAGCGGTCGCCCTGATATAGGTAAACTTCCGTGGGCGCACCATCTTCGTCGGGCATGTAGTAGGCCGTCACCTTGTAGTTGTTCGGCTCCAATTTCTCCAGCACACTCGTGTCGCTAAGCCACCATTCATCGTAGGCCACCCTTACAGTCGAGTTCCTGCGCACGCTGGTCTCAACACGCTCGCCGATGTAACGGGCCAGCGTCCTCTCATCAAACGGGCGCAAGTTGGGGTTCACGCACTCCGTCAGAACGTCCCAACGCGTCATGCCAGGGTACTTCTTCTGGTTGGGGTGCAACTGGTGGTTCCAGTCGTACACATCCACACGGTCATCGGCAACCAACTCGTCCCAGGTATAGTACTTTTTGTCCTCGTACAACTCGTTGGTCTCGTCGCTCACCTTCTTCTGGTCGATGCGGTTCTTGCCCTTCAGATAGAAACGGCCTTGGCCCTCATGGCGACCGTGGAGGAAATTCTGGAACGCGCTGTTCAATGGCTCGGAATACTTCTCCTGCGAGTTCTGGGGTGCGCAGAAGTGTACCCATGTGAATGCCACGCCAACCTGTAGAAAGCCTTCACGATACTGGCTCATCAGGTGGTTCTCCACCTCAATGCCGGCAGGCATGCCCCAGCCTTGCTTGGCACACAGGCGGAACATGTTCCTGAAGCAGTCCACAACCAGAGACTCGTCTTTCTTACGGGCATAACTGACACCTACAATACACTGGCTGACCACATCCCAAGCCCTGTAAACATGTACACGCTGGTTGCCGGCTATCCTGCGCTTCAGGTCAACGTCGTCCATCGTAATCTGACTCAGCGAGAAGTTACCGTTGTGCCTGTGGACGTAAGGCATCTGCTCGTGCATGTACGTCGTCCTGCCACGCAGACGATGCTCAATAAGCATCTTGTTGTTCGGCTTGTTCATGATGTTGTTGATGGTACTCTCGCTCAACGACAAGGGCTCGCCGTTCTTGTCAACAAACTCGTCGGGGTTATAGAGCTCGCCTGTAGCGTAGCTGAACACGTCCAGCTCGCCGGTGATAAACATAAGGTACTGCTCCCACACGCTCTTGTTGTATGGCTGGTTCTCCTGTACCGCAATGCTCAGCACAAGCCGCTCCACCTTGATGCTCACGCGCCGCGCGCTCTGGTTACCGAACTTGCCGCTGATAAGGCAGGCGTAACCGTCGCGCTTGTACTCGTTCACCTTCTTCCGGAACCGCAACGTGCTCTCCGGCAACGTGTGGCCGTACTCGTCCTTCAACGCTGCAATGGACGCGGCCATCATCTCCCAGTTGTACTTGCCTTCGGCTAACTTGGAATAGGTGGCTGCGTGGTCAAACAACCAGATACAACAGTTCAGCACACTCGCGTTCACCACATATTCCTGAATCTTGGGCTCCGGCAAGTCAATGCCAGTCTTGCTCCTGTCGTGGAAGAAAGCCACGGCAGCCTGGTCTGTCTCGTAATGACTGCATACCCAGCCCTTCAGCCTGATTTGGTCGCCCCCAGGACACAAGGCTTTTACTTTGGCTTGATACTCACGAGGGAAACTGTCAACGGCAACAAGGGCGTACATGCCGGCAGCTCCACCGCCACGGCGCACCACATCGACGCGACCGCGGTTGGCCATCTTCTGATAGCAGCCGTAACTCATTACACCGCCATCAACCAACTCACGCGGAGAAACGCACAACTTGTTTCCGTAATACTCCATCTTGCCCTCCTTATCTCAAAGCCTTGGCGAAGTTCTGTATTGACGGAATCTCACTCACAAGCACCTTGTTGTAGTACTTCTGTGGCTCACCCTTGAAGAACACCACACCCTGGCCGGTCTTCAGGCTGACCTCCAGCACCGCACCATTCTCAAAATACTGGCGCATCAGGCGCTCGCCGTCGTCCATCGTGTCGTAGAAAATCTCCTCCTCAGGAACGGCTGTCTCAACCCAGCCGCCCATCTCCTTGCGGGCTACATACTGAATCTTCCGGGCCAGCAACGTCTGCTTCTCGAAGCACAAGGCCATATAGACCATGCGCTCCGTGCAGTTGAACATATTGGCGAGCTTCGCCTTGTTCTCAGCCGACACCTTGATGGTGCGGGCACTTCTACTTTTTACTCTTGCCATAATCACTTGCATTTTTATGATTTAACATTATATTTTAGGTCAACTCGTCGTTTTTTCGTACCTTTGTCCACTCATTCAACAATGAACAAATGGATAATGACTTCATCATATTAAAGGCACAATTCCATGCTTTGAGGAATTATTTCACGTCCCTGTTGCCGACCATCTTCAAAGATGACCCATACAGGGACAACAAGGTGTGGCTGGCGAAATACCTCCTCTGGAAGTTTGAACGGGATAATCTCGCTCAATACGATTTAGCAGGCTCGCATACGCCTCCTGAGAAAGACAAGATAAGTCGCCGACGCTTTCAACTGCAAACTCTGATGGACGTAGCTTATATCCAGGGGCTGCTTGAAGGGTACGGCATACCAAGGTTAATAGATTCCTGCGCTGCTGCTCAAGCGCAGCAAGTCTTCCAGAACTCCGACGGATCAGAAGAGACAATGCTTCCTCTGATTGACGCCCTCTACGATGGTTGATGTGCTTGTTCATAAACTTATTTTTTAATTCATTATTGAAATCGCTGCAAAGATAGGATAAAATTTTAACCAAACAAAGAAAAATGGATAAAACTTTAACTATAAAAGAGAAAATTCTTGCTTTCTTGGCCGATAATGGTATCAAGAAGGGCGATTTCTTTAATGCAACTGGCATTCAGCCAAGCAACTTCAAAGGTAGAAATATGGAATCATGGCCAGGCGGCGAAATGCTGGTTAAAGTTTTAACCCAATATCCTGACCTGTCTGCGGAGTGGCTTATGAGAGGAGTAGGGGAGATGTATCGGCAGGAAGATACCGGGGAACCTATAATAAAGGGGAACAGCGAACTGATAGATATTATCCGAGAGCAAGCGGAGGAGATTGGACGGTTAAAGGCACAGATCGACGAACTCAAACGGCGTAGGGGGGACAATGCTGGGGATGTCCGCAGTTCAGGTATTGCAAATGTAGGGTAGTGCGAGCCATCATCAACGGCAAGGAGACCTACCTGTAGCCCCAGGACCCTCCCGTACCCCTCGTTAGGGGGTGTTCCCACCCCTGAAATGGCAACAAAACAGCCGAAAACCGCTATATATGGGGCTTCTACGGCGGTTCAGCTTCCGAAAAACGTGTATTTTCCTTGCTCCCAAAGTACATGTTTCCCCAACTTTCAGCCGTTTTTTGTCAAGTTGCCCCCCCTACTCACGTCCGCCAAAATTGGAGTTTTGTCCACCCAGTTCCGAAAATTTGTCCGCCCACTTTGTCCTCCCACCTGTCCACCCACCTCCCATTTTCGGCCGTTTTTCGCCACCGCCACCACTCCCCACCCAACTGCTATTATAATGCCGTTATAGCGACGTTCAAACCTGGACGCAAATAAACCCCACAGACGCGCTAAACGCCCACAGACAAAGGGTTTACCCGCCATCACACAAAAAAGGCCACACGCGCAAACGTGCAGCCCTTCATGCGTAAACTTCCGGCATCTCCCATGTAAACTTCAGGAGCCCGAATGTAAGCCAAAATTAAACCAATGTAAACGTTTCGTTTTACAGACTCATATTCTATCAATACGCATAACTCTTTGAAACATAAAGCAATAAGCCGTTTTTATCCTCAACTCGTTTTATACACTTCGTTCTGTGCCCCATACATGACGGCTTGTTCCATTTATGGATCGGGCGGTCAGACACGGCTTTCCGCTTACGGCTCAAAGGAACAGCGGAAAAAGAAATCATCTGCGAACCCGTAAAAGCACCTCTTTGGCATAAGCACAAAAGAAATGGGCCTTG